AATATTCCATCATTTGATTCACCATCAAATGTTACTGCGATATCTGAACCTGCAGTGCCATCACCTATTGTGATTGCAGTTCCAAGTAACTTAGTAATAGGACCACCTTCTGCAGTTGTACCATCGTGAGTGTGTCCTGTGCTTGATGCAAAGGCTGCTAATAACTGATTAAACTCATCATTGGTATGAGCGGCAGTTATTGTATCTCCATCACTATACGATGATTGTCTAGTGTACGTAGCTCCCATTTATCTTCTCGCTCCTACTTGATATTCTAACTGAAATCCTTTTAGTGAGTATGGTGCAGTAGAACCACCATCATTAACTCTAAGTGCAACTGCAAACCCCGATCCCTCTACGGACTGTCTTACTAATGGCTGTGATGCACCACCATATGTTCCAAAACTTGTAGAGCTACTACCATATGTTGTAGTTCCGTATATCGCCGCTATATCTCCTGAATCTAGTTCATAAGCTGCAGGTCTTGACGAATCTTTGGCTTCATAGTCGTATCGTAAGAATAAATCTGCATCTATTGTTGATTCAGGTGCAAAGTTTACAATGACACGTTGCATATGTTTACGTATACCAGCATCACCAAAAGTCATGTCAGGACCTCTATATTTACCTAGTATAGCAGTGCCATCAAAGTCATTGCCTGATTCTTGTCTATACACATATCCACCACTATATGCACCGTGTAGAGCTATTACATCCCCCGCAGATACAAATGTGTCTGTTGATGCAGGTTTTATGCCTCTTAGCTCTGCAAACTCAAAAGTTTGTCCTTTTAGTACACATATGACACCTTTAGTAGCATTCTCACCTGTACCATCTTTTGTAAAGAATATTCTGTATTGTGTTTTATCAGGTATGACTATTGAATCAAACTCTGAAGCACTAGATAAGTTAGCATCAAATAAACTTTGTACGTTAGAGCTTATAGTTCCTAATTCAACGTCACCAATTCTTGCAGTACCTGCAATTGTGCGTAATCCATCAGGTCCTAAGAATATAAGATCACCTGCAAATTCTTGAACAGTATCTCCGTTTATACAGCCTATATCTCTTGTTACTGCAGTTATTGCAAAGTTACTGGTTGATGTTCCCGATAATTTAAATATTCTATTTTGACAAAATATAAATAAGTCTTCACGGAAAACTTTAAGTCCTGTTATTTCATCATCAACCTTGATGCTTCCTGCACCACTGCCTGTAGCAAAATTATCTTCATCAAAAGGTACACTAAACACTAATTCCTGTTTAGCACTTGACATACCTGCATAAAACATATGTTCTTTAAATGCTACAACAAACTTAGCACCTATTACTGCAGTGCTTACTTCTCCACCACCACCTGAAGATACGTCTGTAGCACTAAATGATGTATTAAAAACTGTTGGTGCGTTTGTTCCGTCTACTACAATTAATTTATCATTACCATCAAAGTTAAATCTTTCAAAGTTATATTTACCTGCACTTGTTCTGCCACTGTCTATAGTTGTCCATGAAGATCCACTCGGAGTTGCTTGAAATATATTAGTTCCTCTTGCTGCTACAACTTTACTTGCAAATGTGCAAACCATCAATATTTTTTCTGAAGCAGAAGATGTTTGAGGAACTACTGCAGATACATACTTACTAAATCCATTTATTCTTCTGTATCCACCCTCTATGTCAGGTTCAAAGTTTTGTAGCTCTAATGCCTCACCCGGTTTCATCATAAATGTAGAGCGATTGAGAACCAATCCCCCTTCACAGTTAAATGCTACGGGTGTTACTTGTGATAAGTCTGCCATTAAACGGTTCTACCTATAATGTTTGTCGTGCTATATGCCCCAACTCTAGGTATAAAAGTTGAACGTACATAGTCATACTTGTTAACTAATAATGTTTGCATATTCTTTATGCCTTGTTCAAATCTCTGAAAGTTTAGTTGATACTGACTAGTTTCGCCTCTGTATTGATAAACAAAAGCAGTTGCACCATCAACTATAATAGCATCAAATCTAGACGGTATACTTGTTGTATCATCTTGTGCAGATAGATCTGATGGAAATGTGTAATAGTCAAATTTTAAAGAATAGGATCTGTTTGGAAAAGGGTATAATAAATAATTGTTATCGGGTGTTCTAACAATATTCTCAGGTATACCACCTTGATCAAACTGTGCTACTGTTACACCACTAGCTATAGATGCTGCAGTTGTACCACCAGCACCCCTCGTACACCCAGTAAAAGTTGTACTACTACCTATTGCAGTATACGTTATTTCTTCGTTACCTATGTGTAATGTTCCTGAAGCATCAAAACCTGATGTACTAGCCACTGTTATTGTTTCAACAGAATCAGTGTGTGTAGTGCTAGTAGTGGTTGTGTTTATCTCATCTTCTTGATCACTAACAGCGTTTATGTATTCATTATAATCTAGCTGTCCTAGTCTATACCCTGAATTACCTAAATCACTGTCTTTAACTAATCTAAAAGTATTATAATCTACAGTTTTAGCAGATGTTGGTATACTATACCTTACCACTCCTGCAGTCAAGGTTTTAGTTTCAGTAGCGTGATTAAAAGGATAATTAAATTCTCTTTGATTAATGTATCTTATAGATTCATTAACTGCATTTTGTGCTTGTACTTGTATCCCTCTAGCAGTAGTAAAATTAGAAGCAGTAAGCTGTACTTCATTTAATCTAGACAAAGTTTTGTTTGTTAATGAGAGATAAGTTCCAGACATAATAATTCCATGTAAAATAAGAGAGCAAGTTGCCCTGCTCCCTTATATAAAATTTAAGCTAATTGGTCTCTATCGACCTCATCAGGCTTATCATCTAGACCATGACCTGCTAAATCAATAACAGTGGCATACATTCTAAGTCTGCCTGTGGCTGGAGCTGCACCTGCAATCTTAGCATCAATAGTATCTGTAGTAGTTACAAATTGAGTATAAGTTGAAGCTGCACTTCCGACAATAGTGTTGGTTTGACCATTAGTACCCGCGGCACAAAAGCCTGTGGATGTAATGTCTGCACCATCAATAATGTCATCACCTGCGGCAAAGTCCATGTCAAGTGTACAACTTGAAGTAAATGCTTTCATTACTTCTGCACCTGCATTTATGACTAAAGTATTCGCAGGGATTTCTAACACCTGAAAGATGTCTCCGTCTGAGAAACTACCACCCGCTGCTACTAAAGCATCAATATCGAGGTAAGCCTCAATATTTCTCATGATGTTAGAGTTTTTAGTAGATGGCATAGCCGCTATAGAATCGGAAAATATACCAGTGGTATCTTTAGAAGTTAAATCAAAAGTTGCCATTTATATCTCCCTTACGCTACGTTATACTTAGCAGTGGTGATTGCTTCTGGTCGAAGAATCTTTCTGCCATACAAATGCATACCACGAACAATATCAGCAAAAGAATCAGGGTCTCTGTAAGTCTCTGTCTTGTTGATTTGCTCTGCAGTAGCTACTGCTGAACTGTGTCCTGCAACAATAACACCAAAGTTTGAGTTTTGGTTAGCAGAACCTGATGTTCCCGGACCTGTTCCAACTGCAGGTAAATTGTTTGACATATAAACGTCAAAGCCATGTATTCTACCTACAGATAGACCTGCTCTTAATCCACCTGATTCACCGAAGTCTGCATTTAGAAGACGTGAATCTTCATCTTTTAAGACTTCAATAAATGTTGGATGTAAAACAATCCATCTTCCATCAGTGTCTACAAACTGAGTATCAAGCAGTCTGCCCATTCTTGCAATAATTTGCAATGGTGTAGCAGTGGCTGTTGCTTGAGCAGTTGCACCACCCATTCTTGGAGCTATTGGAATAGAATGATCTCCAGCACTACTTGTAGTAATGTTACCGAAGTCACCCTTCTTTAGCTTCATGCTTGTCAACAATTCATCTGAACCTGCAGTTGTTACTGCTTTAGTTCCGTTGACTGTTGAGTTAGCTGAACTTGCCACAGCATTATTAGATGCTTGTGCAAATCCTGACAAATAACCAAGAACATCTTGATCAAAGTTATCTTTAAGTCTGTAACCTGCTCTGTCACTTGCTAGTTGAGAGAAGTTTACGTGACTGTGAGCCTCTTCGATATCGTCTATCTTAAAAGCAAAATAGTTTGCTTTGTCAATAGTCAATGTGAAGTCTTCATCGTCAAGGTCTTGAGGTTGTACGTTTGCACCTCTAGCATATTCCTTAACGGTGATCTCTGGCTCTTTAATGATTTTTACAGAATCACCCATGTTGGCAATCTCACCGAAATAATCGGAGTTAGTGATTGATTCAACAACGGATGTTTTTCTGAAGGCTAACTGAACCTGCTTAGAGTAAATAACTGGGGAGAAATTACCATTAGGCAGATTACCATAACCCGCTGCAGTTTTAAATGCCATTTTCATCTCCATTTTTGAAAATAAAACAAATGCACGAATGTGCCATATTTACTCGTCATCGGCTAATAGTTTTTGAGGTTGTATGTCTAATAGCTAGTTAAACATAGGCTCACACCATCAGGTAGGCTTCCAAGTGTTTGATTGTGTGTGTGAGTATCTCGCTAAAGGGTCACACTCATAGATATGTATAGTTATACATATTTATTCTTTTATGTCAACAAATTATCTAGCTGAACCTGATACGTCATATACAAAGTTGCCAGATCGTATTGCTTCCATTATCATATCTGCATTCTTTTCATAAGCAGTAGCAGACATCTTTTGTACATCAGACTCTTTAATCTTCTTTGCACTATCTGCTGTAGGTGTAGATTTTACAGCTTTCGCTTTAACTTGCGTAGCAGCACTTTTGCCACTTTCGCTTGTATCCTTCTTGCCGAGTCCTCTATCTGCTTTGTATAGATCGATTGCTCGTGCTGCTGATTTTGCATCGTCTTGATTTTCGTATAATGCATTCTGTACCCACTTTGGCTGTTGCTCTGCCCACTCATGAAAGTCATCACTGTCTCTAATCTCATCAAAGTCAGGATGCAATCGCATAAGTTCAACTTCTGCTCTTTCTTTTACAGTCTCTTCGTTGAACTGATTAATCTCTTTAATTCTTTTTTCCAGTGACTCAGATTGTTCTTTTGCTTTTTTCATAGCAATAGTTTCTACAATCTTTGCAACATCAGGATATTCTTTTGCCCAAGCCTCTATATCTTCATCAGACTTTGGCAACTTCATTTCTTTCTGTGTTGCTTTTGATAGCTGAACTTTTAATTCATCAAGTTGCTTTTGGAATTGCTTCTCTTTTTCTTGTGAGTGTCTTCGTAAATCTCCGTAACGCTTTTTGAAAGTTCTCTCTTCAGCGTTCTTCGGTTCTTCCTCATCCTCTGCTTTCGCTTCTTCAGTAGGTTCGGTTTCACCTTTTTGAGCCTCTATCATCTCTTTTAGTTCATCTTCATCCTTTTTAATTCTTTCAGCATGATTAGAACGCTTAGTCATGAATGCTTTTTTTTCAGGTGTAGCATCTACCACCATTTCTTCTGTTTTAGCTTCTTCTGCCATTTTTTACTCCTAGGGTTATCGTAGCCATCAATCGGGGGATAAGTAGCTAGTATGTGGATATTTATTTAGAAGCTAATCCACCTTGCTTCATCTTCTTAGCTTTAGGTCGTTTACGTGTTATAAGTGATCCTTTCGCAGTAAACATACCACCTTGAGTATCAGCTACTGACGCTTGATCTGAGACATCTTGTTGTTGACTTCCACCAGCAGTTGAATCATCTTGATTTCCACCATCATCACTTGCTTGTTGTTGTGCTTGTGCAAATAATTGAGCAGCTCTTGCATCTGCTTTAGCTTTTGCTGCGGCAATATTGTCTCTTTCTTTTTTAGTCATCTGTTGCTGTATATCTCTTCGTTGTGCTGCAAGTTTTTGTTTTTCCACTACATCTTTTATTCTTTGATCTTTTCTTGCATTTTCAGCTAATTGACGAGTTACCTTATCATCACCAAACACAGTTCTATCTGGAATATTAAATTGTTCCATTTGCTCTTTAGTAAGATCTTCTAGACCCATGCTTGATATGTTAATATTATCTAATTCTGTTGTTGCGTCATTTGCGTTCTTAATTAGTTGATCTAGTTTATCTCTGCCCGGTATCTTTACCCCTGCTTTTCTAGCCAACTCAATCGCTAACTTAGCTTGTGGTTGAGCAGCGTACGCTAATTGTGCAATTTGACCTTTAGTTTGTGTTTTAACCTTATCAGCTATGTCTGGACTTGCAGTTTTAAAATTAACTTGACCAGTGTTTCTATAATCACTTAGACTTTGTAATCCCACTGTCCCATCAAAGTTATATTGAACAGCGTACTCTACTCCACCTATAGTTGTTCTAGCTCCACCAAGATCTCCTAATTCACTGTCACCATCATCACCACCAGTCTCTTTTTCTACCCTAGCAGTTTTTGTTTTGGCTGTTTGTATCTTAGTATCTCTTGGATCATCTGTCTGTGGTTTAAAACCTTGTGGCACACTAAAACCTGTTAGTATCTTTCCATTCTTAAATGGTATCTGTATCTCTGCACCCGCATCGTTTACGTATGTTCTATACTCATCAGGTCCTTGTGTCAACTCCTCACCACCAAATAAACCTTTAAATGTAGCCTTTTGAGTAGCCTCTATAGGACTTTTATATTGAAACCCACCCGTAGGAGCAACTGTTGCTGTTGGTATTATAGGAGCAGTATACGCTGTCTTTAATCCTGTTGGTGATGCTGTCATGCTTGATTGTCTTGTTTGTAAAGGATTAGTTGCTGTTGTTGTACCTGCAAAACCATTGGCAGCTTCTATTACTCCACCCTCTGCCCTTTTCTCTACTTCATCGTCATCATCGTCACCTTCTGCTATCTGTATATCGATTACGCTAAAAGGTATATCATCGGGTATGGTTGCTTCATCTGCATTACCCATCTGCCCCATCTCTTCCATCATCTTGAGACCCATCTTCGCTTCTTGTCTCATTCTCATTAGATTCTCTAGACCGATGTATCTTACAACGTCTGCAGGAAATACAAACTCTCCTTCACTTAATTGTGCTGGTATATCATCTCTCACTTCTTCTTGTGTAGCTCCCGGAGGTACATCATTACCTGATACTGGATCTTTTGTGCCACCTTCGTCTTTGAGTCCACCATCTTGGAATAATTCCATTTGTTTTGCTATATTACCACCTTTGGCTTTACCTGTTATCCTTGCTTTAGCTCTCTTCATTTCATTTTTAACTTCTTGTTGACGAGCTTCTATCTGCAATCCTATCAGTTCAGTTAATTCAGATCTAGTTAAGCTAGGATATTCCTTTGCTGCTGCATCTAATAATTTTTGCATTGGTAACATATCTGTCATATTATTTATCCTTACTTAGATCAAGAACTAAACCTTCAGGTGGCATAGCGTTTTCATAATCAACTAATCTCTCTGCGTAACGTGCTTCTGCCTCTCCACCTTTATTTATGTAGGATTGTTCTGCTATATTATATAATTCATCTAATCTTCTTTTCTCTGGTTGAACTATTAAAGTTTGTAGCTTCATATATTCTTTAAAATTTTTATTCCCTGCTAATCTATTAGCTAATGCCTCTTCTACTTCTGTGAAATTAGCATCCATTGGATGAAGAGTATCTACCTTTAGATGTATTTTATTAGGTCCTAAACTCTTAACTTGTTGAAATTCTCTTTTAGCTAACTTCTCAACCATATCCATAAAAGCCTCTTGTGCAAATACAGATTGTAGATATTGAGATGTAGGATCAGATTGTTCTTGTATGTATACTTTTTTATTACTAGGTGACATACCTTTTGTTATTGATTCTATGTATTCACTTAATAAATCTATCTGTTCAAATAATTCTTTGTCCATCTTTTTTGAGACTTTATCTAATTTTTTTCTTCTGCCGATATAGTTTGAATTATTTTCTTTTAATATACCTAGAATACTAGTGCCATTTTCAAATCCCTCTCTAGCTTGAACAGCGTGTTGTATTTCATGTATTAGTGATCTTTTAACATCATCTGCATTACCACTAGCTAAATATATCACATCTTCTGCACGATCATAACTTGCTAAAGTTTTACCTCGTGTAAACTGTTGATCAGGATTTATCTTTTGCTCTTTTATTAATATGTTACCTATTGGTTGAAAGTCCCCATAATATTTTTTTAATGGTGTATTATATGCACGATACAAATCTTCATAGTTTAACATATTTCTCAGTCGCATAGGATAGCTATCTAATTTAGAAAAATCTAGAAACTCATTAGGTACTGCATCTCCTTGCACAGCCTCTCTAGCAAAACTTAAATTGTCTAATTTTAAAGTAGCTTCTTTAGGATTTAATACAGTTCTTAGTTTTCCGTCTGTTCCTCTATATACTTTAAACTCTTCAAATAATTTAGTTCTATCTTGCTGACTGAGTTTTTCATAATTAACTCTAGATACAATTCCAGTAGCAAGATCCATATCCTCTTTACCTATTTTATCTAAGTCAGATCTTAACATAGGTTCTTTTCCAGCATCTTTTAGTAATTTAGTTTCAGCGTCTTGATATGCACGTATCCTTTCCTTACCTACAGAGCTTCGTTCTCCTATGATGTTAAAATCTATTTTAGGTTTATTAATATCATCTGTTTGTTTTGTAACATCTACAACTTTTTTTAAATCAGCACCTTCTGTAACAAGATCACTTTTTACAAAGTCACTCTTAGATAACGTGTCTTTTACTGTGTTATATAAGGTAGTTGCACCATCCGATAACTTATCTATAAATTTTGCAGGAGCTAAAAATGCACCAGTAGGTGAAAGTATCTCCCCTACCATTTGATCTGTGTTTTCAGGATTAGAATCAATACCTGTTATTTCTTTGAAACCATCATCAAATGCTTTTCTACCATACTGCTTTTCAAAGTTTTGTAAGTTATCTTTTATTAACATAGCTAACGGATTATTTGCATAATCAGCTAAAAAAGTATTTGCTTTCTCTGCTATGGTTATTGCATCAGAAGGTAATGCCGCAGTTCCTGTTAACAAACCAGTTCCCGTTGCCTTGGCTTTTTCTGCTATTTCATCTATGCTTCTAAACTGTGGTAGAGCATCAGAGTAAAATGCTTTCTCAGTTTGTTCTCTTAGATCATTCTGCATTCACTTCGTCTCTTAACATTTTTAGTCTCTTCAATGCCATTATATATCCTTGTGCTCTGTGTATGGATATAACGTCATCTGACTGTTCCATTATTTTATGTTGTTCGTCTATCTTATAATCCAAGTAATCATTGAAGGGGTTGATTAGCTTGGGGTTGTTCACCAACGTCTTGAGTCGGCTGCGTATCTGCTTGTGGTTGTTGTTGTCCAACTTGTGACCTTCCTGTAAATCCTTGCTCTTGAGGTGTAGGTGCTATACCAGTACCTATCGTGCCACCACCTGAACCTGTAGGATCACTAGGATCTACTCCTGCTGGTGGTTGTGGTTGAGCTTGTTCTTGTTGAGGTGCTCTAAAGTCTTTCATAAGCTCTGCTTGTAAAGCCGCCTCATCCATATTGTTAGTTACTTTATCAGGGTCTAAATCCATAGCTTTTGCTATTTCACGTATTATATACTGAAACTTTGCAAAAGGTGCAAGTGCTGGGTTAGAAGATACTTGTAAGAACTGCATAAGTCTTTGTGATCTTACTTCGTTTGCCATGAGACTTTCTGTGCCTCTAGCCTTAACTTCTAAATCGCCTTTTATCTTTGGGTCGTAGTCGAACTGCATATTAAATTTAAATAGACCCTCTCCTAATGGTTTTAGAAGATAGTCATCTACATTCTTTATAACAGTTTTAATACTACCAGCCGCTGCATTCATGAGCATGGATATACCCGAAGCAGTTCTGCCTACTCCAGTTATACCAGTTTGTCCGTGAGCAAATGATGGCATACCTGTACTCTCATCTGCCAACTGTCTTGCTTTATCAAACAACTGCATGTTCTCTGCAGCAACATTAGGAAACTTTGTACCAAACAATGCTTGACCCGGAGCACCACCTTGTCTTCTAAACACTTTTCCCGGATAGACAGATAAGTCTTGACCCGGCACTAAGTTAGTCTCATCAACTTCTATGAGTAAGTTACCTGACAGTACAGCATTATCCACTGCCATTCTCATGAAACCATTCATCAATGTTTGTGTGTCATCCATATTCTCAGCTACACCCACACCAAAGAAAGAGTATGGATTTAACTCATATGGTGCTGCCATGTATGGTATTCTAGCAGGTTTAAATGGATTAATTACCATTCTTAATAACTTACCATTACATATCCATGCATTTATTTGTATCTCATCTAGAGATTGCATTTCTTTTGGTATCTCAATATCTTGTTCAAGTAGTATGTCTACATCACAATTACCCCAATACTCAAGAACTTCATATCTCTCTATTTCGTGCTCAGAAGCATAGTCTGCTAAATCATCTTCCCATGATTTCTTTGTGTAGTTCTCTCCTGCAGCTATTGCATCTTCTATAACTTGCTCTCTAAAATGTGGTCTCTTTTTTAAAGAACGTATCTGTGATCTTGACATCTTATGTCTTTCAATCACGTATTGTGCATCATCCATGTTTGTAGAATCAGGGTCAGGATAAAAGTCCCACACTGATACATGATTAACTTGTGGTACTGTTTTGAATGTAGGATCATATTCGCCATCATCGCCCCAATTAGGGTACTCTTTGTCTACAGCAAAAGGTCCTTTCATCACACCAGTACCAAACAAAGCCATCTCAAACGCTGTGCTTCTTAAATGTTTATTAGCACCTGACTCATCTAGTTGATCCATGATTTTCTTTTCCATACCTTTGGCTGCAATCATGGCTGGACTAAATGTAACTGCTGATGGTGTCTTACCTACTTCTTCTTTAAGTCCTTCAATATTCTGCAACTTTTCTTGCAAAGGACCAAGCCTCTCTTGTAGGCTTTTTTCAGTTGCTCCTTTAGGAAACTCCATACCATCGCCACGGAAACCGTAAGGTGACTCCATGCCCATGTCACGGATCTCTTGAGGTTCTTTCGGATCAAAGCTGACATCTTTCGCTACTCCTTCTGGTAACTCCGTTGGATCAACACTCAACGGAAACTTATTGTTAGCAAACAGTACGTCTACTATTTGACCATACGCCGCTAACGTCTTAGTCTTAGTAACCTTTATAAATACTCTAGATTTTTCTGCTTCTGTAAATTGTACGTCAGAACCATACAATCCTCTGTAGTTTCTGTATGCTCTTAGCCACCTTTGTTCGTCTTGCTCACGATAATCGTCTGCACGATAATACTTATCCATAATGTATGGTATTATATTATTAGGTTTTGCATCTGCTATTGTAGAATCATCTGTGTCTTCTAGTGATACTGATTCTAACTCTACAGGAATGTCTTCTTCTGCCATATTAATATCCAAATGTTGCATCAGCTATAGGCATACCTTGTGATGGTCTACCCATAGGATCATAATCAAATATGCTAAATCTAGGTCTAGTCATTACACCATATCTTAACGCATCATAGATATGATCTTCTGCTCTTGTATCCACATCTTCTGGATTCTTCTTATCCAACGGAATAGCAGGTATTTGTGAGACTGTATTTGTACATGTATTAAAAAACACTAATCTAGGCTCTTCTGTCATCTCATCTATTTGTAATCTTCTATGTATCTCATTCTTTCCTGATACACGACTACCTCTACTTCTGTCTGACGGTCTCCATCTGCATCCTCTTTGTATCATCTGCTCTGCTAGTGAAGGTCCTGTATCTCCACGTTTATGCCAAAGAGAGCTATCTAATACTCCGTATTTAATGTTACCGTCTTCTGCTTCTAACTCATTTATCATATCTGCCAAATCTGTGGCAAGGACTTTACTAACGTACAACTCTCTATATACAATAAGTTGCTCACTTGGAGAAACAGCAAACCACAACACAGCACTATAAGAGCCATAACCGTAGTCACAAGCACGAAACTTAACCCAATTTCGTGGAACATCAAAAGGTTCAATAACGTGATTATCCCTACTAAACTCAGTAAAAGCAGCACCTTCTTTAATATCCCAATCACCTTCAAGCAACTGCTTTCGTTGGTGTTCAGGTAAGGAAAGAAGCATCGCTTCGTAATCGCCTTGACTTGACAGATATGGGTTATCAGATAATCTAGCAGGTATGAATCTTCTTTTAAATAATGCTTGACCTGCTTTATTATGTCCTTCAGGGTATTTAAGGACTTTCCCTGTGTCAATGTTTGTGGCATCGAATGATCTTCCATAAGGTGCTGGGTCAATAAACATCTTCTTAACCCACTGATGTCCCGGACCTCCGGGGTTCGTTGTTGCTCTCATATACACTGGTAAATCAGGAGCAGTAGAACGTAATCGTGACCTCATGTAGTTCCAAGCAAACGGTGTTGCCCATTGTGTTAATTCATCAAAGCCTATCCAACTAAAAGCTAAACCTTGATATCTTAGTACATCATCATCTCGGTCTAGGTATGACATCCATAGTCTTGCACCCGAAGGTGCTACCCATTGCATCTTTCTTTCCGACCATTTTATCCCTTTGTATATAAGAGGATATAATTCTCTTGACTTCCAAACTAGTTCTCTTAGCTCTTCTGTCGTATGTCTTAACAGCAGACCACTAAACTGTGGATGACTCATATATCTTAATGGATCTGCCAACATAGCATATGACTTACCACCACCTGCTGAACCACCATACAATACTTCTCTTTCAGGTGATGCCAAGAACTCTGTTTGAGGACCTTCATTAGGTTGGAAGACTACATTCTGTTCCTCTACAGGTACTTCCTCAACAGGCTCTATGTCAATGCTTTTATGCTCTTGCTCCGACTCTACCTTCTTCGATCTCTTTCGCCTTTTGGATTGCTTTCTGGGCATACTCGGACCATTTTCTAAGAGTTCTAGCTTTGTTCTTACGATGTCGCTCATGTATCAATCTTTTTCTTAATCCTGTATGAGATATATCTCTGCCTGTTTTATTTGTAAGCCAATTTGCAACTTGTCTATAGGAATATTGATTTACGTATTTCCTAGCTAACTCTATTGCCTCTAGCTCGTAAGGTATTGGATCAAGTAACTCAGAATCCTCTTCATTTATTTTATAGCCAAATGGTATCGTTCTAGCTATGCGTGGTATCTGTATCCACTCTTTTTGTTCTTCGTCTTTTAAATCTGTTGGTTGTGGTAACTTCCACTTTCCTAAACTTCTGTCCATTATTTCTTTTTTAGATTATTTACAATAGTAACAGGATTAGCGTATTTTTTAGTTGCTAGACCCCCTACATTATAACCCATATAATTTTTTATAATTTCTATTATTTCAGGTTTAGTTATACTTTTTATATCGTCATCACTCTCTATCGCACCTGTATCTAAAGCAAATGACCTTAATTTTTTTAAACTTGCTTTTTTATAGCCTTTTTTAAACTCTTCTTCTGTATCAAATGTGCCCATTATTTTCCCCTAACCATTGTCTTTTTTTGGTGGTAGTATCATGACACCACCCGATGCCTCTACTTGCACTTTCTCAGTTTTAATTAATCCAACTCTATCTAATAATTCTTTTGACGCAGATAGTCTATCTCTTATTCCTAGCTGTGTAGGGTCATCTACACCACTTACCATAGCCACAGCAGCCTTTGGTGCGTTTCTAGCCATATATAATTCTGTAGCTTCCATTATCTCTTTTCTTAGCGAGTTCACAATGTCTGACGTTGATGAGTTCTCTGAATAACCTGCAAGTATTTTAGCTTGTACTATATCTCCACCTGCTCCGTCAAACAGAACTTGCAAAAATGTTTTTTGTCTTTCTGTTAGTTCTCTGCTCAATGTGGTATCCCCTGTGTTAAAACTCTGTCTATTAGACGTTGTGCTCTGTTTGGAGTTTGTCTAAACCAACGTGAGTCTTCCATTTGATTTGCCATTTCTTGATAGTCTTCATTGTGCACAGCAGCAATCATGTTCTTAAATTTACTTAGAGTTGGTCTCCCTAATTGGAAAGACATATTTGCCAACACTCTTTGTATCTCTTCAGGCAAAGAATCAAAATTATTGAATATCTGTTTACAGTCATTTATAGAAACACTTATATCTCTTTCAAACCAATCATTAACTTGTTCGTTTGGTACAGGATATCCTATAGGTTTACCATAATAATCTGTGTCCCACTCTGTAATTAAATGCCCGATGCCCCCGGTCAAATGCCCTTCTGAACATAAATACAACTCGTATTTTATCCCCTCGTCATCGGCTATTTCATCTTGGAGTTTCATTAAATTCATTTTCTAATACCTAGTTCTAGTTGTTGTTTACGTATTTCATTAACATGTTTGTGCCAAAAGTAATTACCAATTTTACATATGAAAGAAGATAATTTTAAATATATTTGTGCTTTACGTGTCATTTTCTCTTTAACATCTTTGCTGCTTGACCTACACCCTTTATACCAAAAGATGCAGAGATTGCAATATATAATAAATATTGATACCAATCAGGAAGTGTCGCTAGAATCTCAAATCCATCTTTTACGTACTCTCTCATACCCGGAATGAAAACTAGTATTGCTGGAGCTAATAAAACTACTAATGCAAACTCGTCTTTCCAAGAATCCACTGTTGCATCTGCCATCTTACCTTCCCATGCAACTTCACCTGCTGCAACCTTCTCTGCAACAGTAGCACGAGCTTTTGCCTCTGCAACTTTAGCGAGTCCGTCTGCTTTTGTCTTTTCGACTTTGTTTTGAAACCATGTTCCTGCGAGATTTGCTATTGGTCCTATTAATGCTTGTATCATTTGCTAACTTTTCTTTTATCTTCTCTTGCTTTAATTTTTCTTTTAATTTAGCTGTATTTACGAAATCTTGATGTTTTTTTTGCAACCTTGCGGGGTTGTTTAGAAAATTGTTTACCTTTTCTAGTCGCTTTGCGTTTAGCAGCCGAAGAGGCGGCGTATTCAGAGGCAGATAAAGCCTTAATCGCTTTTTCAGGTAAATAACGCTCACCCGTTGCCTTTGACCCTTGTGTACTAGGTTTACCTGATTTGGTTCTCCACTTTTGTTTCCCCCACGCAACTAATGACCTCTGTGATTTTTTAAGTGCCATATTAGACTCTACATACATAAATCTTCATACTTAGTTGTATGAAGTCTGTGCCTTGCTAATTCTCTAGCAGAACTTATGCCAATTCTACTGTTATGTCTTAGAATGTTTATCAACCAATTTATCATATGCTTCTTTTATTTCCTCTATAGTTCTTTTACATCCTACACAAATATCGTTTTCAAGTCTACAGACACCTATACAAGGTGTTAAAATTTTCCTGTCCATTTACCAGCAAACCACGCTAACACCCCTGCAAAGAATAATATTATTATAAATCCTATTCCGTATCCTGCATACTCTATAAGTTCTTGCCTACGCTTTTCTGCCATCTTTTCTTGATAGCGTCTAGACTTTCTAGCTTCTGCTTGGAATGCCTGCCAATCTTGCCAAAGTCCCGGTCTGCCTAGATAAATCATCATCTTCTTGAGTTCTTCTTCTTTCTCTCGTATTTGTTCAAGAGCCATGAACTCATCTAAGTCTGCACCACCAACACCCCTAGCTTTTTTCTTTTTTAGGTTTTTCTCTATCTCTTCTTTTGAAAATACAAAATCGCTTATATGTTTAGCACACCCACTTAGTTCTTTTCCGTTGGACACGAACTGTTTTATGACACTGAAAGCAGCATTAGCTGCGGCTAGTTCTGCTAACATTTTACCTTTTCCTTATGGGTTTACAATATGCAGTTATACGTAAAGTAGGTCCTTCCTCTTGTGGTATGGGTGGCTGTCTATGCAGTCTCTCTGCGAAATATAAACATCTATCTAAATCTTGGAAGGTTTGTGTTTGGTCTATTACTCTTACTCCCATCATAAACACAAGCACAAACTCAATCATACTGGTGCTCCTAACACCTCTTCTTCTTGTTCTTTGTGGCAGTCACAGTTGCATTCCTCACAATCGCAATCATAACATTCACAAGTATCACACCTTTTTCTTTTTTCGTTCATGTGCTTTTTTTAAACTTTCTTTGGCTCTTTTAAAGATATTTACAACTTCAGTCTTGCCCATTACTTTAGCTCTTTGCTCACCGACTGTAAGTATCTGTATCTTTCTCGCATATGGCTTATTGATCTTTTTAACTTTTGTAACTGTGTTTCGTGCATCTGTTGGGGTGGCGAACTTGATGCTAACTGTGTCTTTAGGATTTTCATCTGTGTATAAACGTCTGCCTGAACCTTTGGGTTTTTTACCTGTTCCAACTTTAGGATCTTTCTTTTTAGCCATTAGTTTCTGTAGCCACCACCAGCAGCTTTATAGGCTTTAGCCATCATTTGTGCTTTACGTGCAGACCATTGCCCCGGAGCACCACCTTTGCCCCCTGCTTTAATTCTATTAAAGATACGTTTTCTCATTTCAGGTTTAGTATAATTACCTGCTTTGTTAACTGTGCTTTTAGACTTCTTCTTTTTTGCAGAACCACCTTTTCTCAATTCTATAGCTGAAAGAGCTTTTGCTTGACCTGCGTGAGCTTTACTAGCCTTCTTTAATTTTCCTGCTACTTTTTTGATTGTTGCTTTTGCTTTTACTGTCATTTTTTATGCCATTGGGTTTACTTTTTTAGCCTTACGGGTTCGTCTAAAAGATCTGTTCTTCGATGCAGATTTAGTTGTCAAGTTTGATAATCTATTATCTTTAGGATTACCATTCTTGTGTGCTACATCTTTCCCCTTTACATTTACCCCCTTCTTTTTCAGAAGATTACGAGCAGCATTTCTGCTGTCTCGCTTTTTAATTTGTTCAGGCTTACCATGATAATTCTGATACTCCTTTTTATAATTTCTTTTTGTTTTTCTTTTTCTTGTTGTTTGTGTCATCGTATAAATTATTAAAAGTTGTAAAAGGATCTAAATAAGACTCATGTGCCTCTGCTGAATGTAGCCACTGCGATGGTGCAAAATCAGGAGCACCTTCTCCAGTAACCCATAGTGCTGGACTTGTTGCTCTAACTCTGTTGTTAGGTAAAGCTACTAAGTTACCAGTCCATTTACCAGCATCTAATAAATACAATACGTGTGATTGCTTATGTTGTGCTGGATCGTCAGCTATATCACTTTCTGTGTAGTCGACAGTAAATAAATACTTTGCAGTAAAAAATTTATTGTCTATTTTGCATAGCCACGGAGAAGAACTAACTCTATCCATAACTATAACTGAATGATGCCTAGCTTCGCAGTCCCACGGTTGACATAGATGATCTTCCATTGGTTCTGCCCATTCGTCTACTGGTATGTCTGCTACGAGTGCTTGTATAGGCATTCTTGCCCACATTGCACCACCATGAACATTTTCTTTTTCATCGCATCCCGTGAACACAACTTGGAAACTTAGTGACCTATCAGGTATTGTGTTAACTGCGAAAGCTAAAGCGTGAAGGAACTCACCATGATACTTAGAGTGATTGCAAGTGAATTCTTTACGTACCCAACACTTAAAATGTGGTACGTTACTGATTAGGTAAGACATTATCTACGTCTTGCCGCACCACCCCTTGACATCATTTTAGACTTTTTCTTCATACCTGCCCCACCCTTAGACATGTACTTTGTCTTCTTCATGCCACCTTTGGACATGTATTTAGTTTTCTTTTTCATAGTCACACCACCTTTTGCTTTTCCTATTTTTCTAACAGCTTCATCAGCCTTCTTAGCTTCCATACCACCCTTAGTTAAAGCATTAAATTCTTTCATACTAAGATTGGGATAAAAGTCTTTTATTAAGGCTCTAAGCTCAGTTAAAGTTATATCAGATTTTTTTGCCATTTGCCTTACCTATTTCTTTCTAGCTTTAGCCATTGTTACTATTCTATCTTTCATAGCTTTCATTTTGGCTTTTTTCTTCTCATCATCTATCTCTTTTAATCTAGCAGACATAGATATTCTACCCCCAGATTTAGATGGGGTAGTTTTTATCGAACTAGTTCTCTTAGACATTATAGGACTAGCAGATTTCTTTTTCATAAACTTTTGTATAGCAGCTCTTGTACGAGCACCCATTATGCCATCAGCTTTTATTTTTGCTCCCATAGCTATTAATTTCTTCTGCAAAGCTAAAGTTTTGTTATAGTCTTTTGTATTGGCTGCTGTTGCCCTAACTTTCTTTGTGCCTATGTTAGCATCTTTCTTCATAATGTTAGCAACTTTAATTAAGTTAGGCTTCATTTTAGGAAGAGCTTTTAATTCACTTTTTATGGTGTTTTGTGCCTTTTTTAAATTACTAGCAACAGATGCATTGGCTAGTAGTTTAGCATCCACCTTTTGAATTATATTTTTACTAAGACTTTTAGGCAGTTTAGTTTTATTTAGTTGTGTTTTTAAATTATTAACTATGGCTTTGTTTTTATCTCTAACATTCTTAGACTTTTCTATTTTCATTTTAACAAGTTGTATTAACTCTTTGTCATCTACACCTGTTAAGTCTAGCTTATTAGCCATATTATTCTCCCTTTACTGTTTTGCCTTTAGTAATTTTGGCAAATGCTTCAGGACTTGAATTACGTAGTGCTTTCAATCCCGGATTTAGTGTAACAGATCCTCCAGCAACATAAAAGTGTTTTTTGCCCATTGCTGTTCCACCATATGCCATCTTAGATTTTTGCATTTTTTCCATTTTTGTATCCTCTATTTTACTTTTTAAAGATGTTTGAATCACTTCTTTAGCTTTTTCCACTATACCCTTACTATGTTTTTCAGAATCATCTAATATTTTACGTGCTTCTACCAATGTCATTAACATCTCCATCGTCTTCTAGCTTGTCTTAATCTACTATTTGGATTTTTTGCTGCTTTAGGGAACTTTTTCATCTGTCCTGCTGATCTAGCACAGAAAGATTTACGTCTTGCAGCTCTTTTGCCTGTTGGTTTCTTCTCTGTTACTGCTGTTTTAAGTTTACTGCCCGGATTTTGCCTACGATACTTGGCTACACCCTTTGCAGTCATGCCTGCTCCACTCTTTGTGGATCGCATATCACCACTTTTTTGGGTAAAACCTTTTAATCCACCTTTTTTACGCTTTTCTGCCATAGTATTTTCATCTTACCTTCAGGTATATCATCTGATTTGACGCATTTATACTTAACAGCTTCGTAGTTAGGCATCCAATCTGGTAGATCAACTGCTATTTCGTAAGCTCTGACCTCGCATTCCTTCTTTGTTGCGTATGGTCCTTGTATATCAGATAGCGTATGGCAGATATTTGTGTTGCCAATCAAACACACGAGTACAAATGTCTCAAACATTACCCCTTATCTTTCCAACCTTCAGCTTTCATGGCACGTTCAACATGCTTCAAACTAAATGATTTATTAAAATGAGCATCTACTGCTGCTTTCACGTAGTAGACATCACTATGGGGGATATGGATTTTATGTAGTTTATTATTACGGACAGCACGATAGAAACTTTCTAGCGTACTACCTGCATATAGTTTTACGGATTTTTTCCTCATTGTCAAGTTATATGTATATTTACGTGGGAGGCTTATAAGATTTACTACATTGTAAATGTTATTATATTATAACTGTATATAACATTGTAAATGTTAACATTATAATTGTAACTAGTTTTATCATATTTTTATTTAAAAGTCAAATACAGTAGAAGTGTTGTGCCCCGCCCTTTAAAATACATTACTTATGTATAACATATTAACAGTTATCATTGTGGTTTACACCTAAAATACCTAATCTGTGTATATGTACATGATACATACGTGGGTACGGGGGTGTGGCAGTCGCATGGCACGGCAAAAAATGATAGAAATTTATTGGATTGCGTCAAAAATTGTAAATTTTACCAACTTGGTAAAAAAAAGTTATTGATTTTATTAGATAAATTGAATTAAGAAAACTGTTATCGTATCAGTTTACTTTGTAAAACTTGGCATAAACCTTGCATTAGCAAAATCTGTGCCAACTTGAAAAGTAGGAGCATATAATTATTTTTACATGATTTTAAAAGTTGGCACGATTCTTGCATACTATCC